GGTAAGGTGTATTTACGAACGATGCCAAAAGAACGTACATTCAAACCTTGTTTGCTAAGATATTTAGCAATATAACGCGAAGTAACACCGTAACTACGGGGTGCTTTGTAATTAATACGGCCGAGCCCTATCGGCATAAGTAGCTCACAGAACTTCTTGAGTTTAGAATGATGAATAAATGGCGCAATGGCAACCATATGCACATGTGGATGGTGGCGCCATGAGAACAAAGGTTGCCCTTCGTCCAATGGAACTAATCTACTGTTACATTCGAAGACGAAGGTACCACCAAGAACACCGTTACGCATAAGGATCCTTCTGGCCTTAGGCATAAGCTTGGATAAATCTCCTAACAAGCTGTAACGTGTAGAATACTGATCAGAGAAATACGTAGGAGTTAACAATGCAAAAGTGATCAGTTTTGGATAATGATAAGTTGGCAGAACAATTTCTTCTGCAAGGCGCCAGATACGCTTAGTACGCTGACGCATACGTTGATTGCGTTTCTTATCGGAATCACACATAGTACAACGCTTAGGCACCCATGGGTTGATACCTACTAGCCATGGTGATAGATCAGCATCAATTTGCTGCTGATGTGCAATCGTATCTGGAGTCTCGTTACGATACGGAACATATGGACAGTCCCCGCAGGTAAAACTCCACTCTTTGTTTACATTAGGGGACAAAATTATTGCCCCCAGTCATGAGAAAGAATGATGCATGATTTGAGCGAATGCCAACCTACTTGGCCACAAAATGGGCACTTTTCATTTTGGTATATTCGCAAGGCGGTCACTGGTTACGCCACCCGAAATAATGTTTCAAACAAGTATATCCACAGAACAAGTGATCCTCTTGGTCGTAGTGGGGTCCGTTATTTTCAATTAAAAGGATAAACCCAATATGGGAGAATCCGCCACAGTTTAAGCAAATTTGTTGCTCCATGATGTGTCGTATAACATACAGTATGATAACAAACACCCCTATCATTATAGGGTGCCTATCATGACAGGTGTCTATGGTAGTCAGACACCTAAAGTATACAATCAAGAGTTTTGCACCTCAAAACTCTGCATATATCAATATTGCAAAGGATCTTTCTGCAATAAATCGACAGTTATTCAGACAAGCAAGAATGTACAAAGTTAAGTCATTGACAGTTATAGATAATGACCAAGAAAAATTCGTTCAGGTAGGAATTGCCCCTGATACTTGGGCAATGAGAAATGCAGTAAAGCGTGCTTTCGCACGTTGGAATGATATGAATGCTCAGGTTCTGCAAGAACAGCCAAGCTTGAAGGCAAGATGGAATGATTTCAAACCTTATTTGAGCAAGAGGCATTATAATGCAGAAAAAGGTACGTCGGGAACTATTGAAACGCCGGAAGATATGAATGCAAATAATCTTCAATATGGTGAATGGAAATATTCAACGTTTGAAGCACCGCCAACTGCGGGTGCATCGCAACCAGATGGTTACGAAGTATCTGTTATGGGAGACCATACTGGAAGTTCTGGAAATTATACAAGAGTAGGATTAATTCAATCATACGGAGATGCAAGAGGTACGGTTGGTAATCAAGAACCGTTTGTAAATACTTCAAAAGCAAGTGATGACCCGCTAGTTAATTTACTCGATGCGGGCACACAATTTGATGAAATTGCTGAAAATATAATAAATGAAGGTGATCAACCTCCATATGCAAATGGAACAGCTGCTGGAGATTTATACGTAGGAGCTAGAACAAATATGCCAGAAGAATTGATGATTGCTGAGTTTAACAGCAGTAGTCAAACAGAAGGAGTACAGAGAATATTTGGATTTAACGTTCCTTTGGGGATTATTCGTTTAGATCATTCAACGGTTAATCCTCCATCGGATGGCAACAATATTACAGTTATTGTAGAAGTTGCAGAAGGTAGCTACAAAGGAGTGCATTCAGAATCACTTGTTGATGCACGGTCAGGAACTTGGGCTTCTCCAAGTAAAGGTGGTAAAACAACGAAGAGGATTGGATGATTATGAAAGCAGCAGAAACAGTAGTTACAGCGGGTAAATATGCAACGATTATCAATCATATCAAGAATAATCGTATTGAGTATCTGGTACTCATTGTGTTGGCGCACGCAGTCGGCATCACAGACAAGATTTTACAACAAACTTCGGGAGTGTGTCTCTGATGGCTTATCGGAAGAGAAAGGGATCCCGAAGAAAACCAAAGATAACAATGGGTAAGATGTTTAGAACAAAACGTGGAAAATACGGGTGTTATAAATATGTTAACGGAAGAAGAGTTGCGTTTGTCACAAAGTCAAGATACAAACGATAAATGCTCAAAATGTCATTCCTCAGACATTACAAGGAGTTACGTTGACGTTCACGACGTGCTCCACTGTGTATGCCAAGCTTGTGCGTACGAATGGATAGAATAACACCTCAATTATATCTATAAAATTAAATCAATTTGGAGGTTTTGCTGGAAGCAAAATTAAGCCAAATTGTCAGCAAAGATTCGGGAAACATAGATACAGTCACAATATTGTTGAGTGTATGGCCAGTCATCGTCAACACACTTGCATTCATTAGTGGGTAAGGTGTATTTACGAACGATGCCAAAAGAACGTACATTCAAACCTTGTTTGCTAAGATATTTAGCAATATAACG